GGTGGTCGTAAAGGACCAGAACCAACTAGATATGGTGATTGGGAACAAAAAGGGAGATGTATTGATTTTTAACCATGGCATATTCAGATAAAGTATTAGACCATTATGAAAATCCACGAAATGTGGGTTCATTAGATAAAGAAGACCCAAATGTCGGTACAGGAATGGTGGGTGCACCTGCCTGTGGTGATGTTATGAAATTACAAATAAAGGTCAACGATAAAGGTATTATTGAAGACGCTAAATTTAAAACTTATGGATGTGGCTCGGCCATAGCTAGTTCATCTCTACTTACAGAATGGGTAAGAGGTAAAACGGTTGACCAAGCACAAGAAATTAAAAACTCAGATATTGCCGAGGAACTTGCTCTACCACCAGTAAAAATACATTGTAGTGTTTTAGCAGAAGACGCTATTAAATCAGCATTAATGGACTACAATGAAAAACAGGCCGCTCAAGGAACTTGGCGACCTGATGAGAAATAGTTTGGGCTGTTTTTTGGCAGGCATTTATTTCAAAACAATTTAAGAGTAGTACACCTAGGATTGGCCATTACTCACCCAATCTTTACAAATATCTTCTTTTATTTGGTCTAGATTTTAAAGCAAACTTAGCCATTCTTTTTCTAGTATTTTTAATACCTTCTTTTTTCTTACGAGCTCTCTTTGCAGATGGTTTCTCATAATACTCATTTTGCTTTAAAGTCTTGATAATGCCTTCTTTTTGAACTTTACGCTTAAATACTCTAAGCGCCTGTTCTACATTACCGTTTCTAACTTCAACCTTCATCTTTTTCCTCCAAATTTAACAGCTTTCTTAAATCTTCTGCTGATATGGTTTCAATGTAATAAATTCTTCGTTCTAAATCTTTTAAAAATCTGCTGATACTCCATAAATTATGAATGATACCAACGATTGCAATAACTATTAATAATGTAATTATGTCCATATTTCCCTCCCATGTGGCGACGCCAGCAGAAAGCCGGCGCCTGGACACACTATGAAGTGATAAGTTTTAGATAGTATCACTATCATCCTCATTATCATCGGAAGTGTCTATCCCTAAATCAGCTTGTCTTTGCTGTTCCATGATATCTTCCATGCTAACACCACTATCAACTTTAGTGTATAAGTCAAGGAATGATGTTTTGGTATCATTGTCAAATCTGTTAACACATAACTCAACCGCTTTCAATTTGTTTTTGAAGATTGAGAATGCTTGAGCAATGTGAACCAGTCTTCTAGTAGAGATGATTTCATCAACGCCACCATCAAAATATGTTTTTCTGATAACATCAGCCCAAACTGTCAACTTTTCAGCAAATTCAGTATCTTCAAGACCTTTATCAGCAAGTACATTATTGATAATTCTTTGCTCAATTTTTTGACTTGGATATTTTTGTTCAAATGTAATTGGGAACCTTTCTAGGAAAGCTTCGTTCAAGATGTTCGTACCAATGAACTTACCATCTTCTGAACCTTGACCTTTAGTATTCGCTGTAGCAACTACTTGAAAACCAGGTTTTGGTTGAACGAACTTGTTAATCTTTTTAACAAACACGCCAGAACCTTCAAGAATAGGTTGTAAACACATAATCTTATTACTTGCAAGGTCAATTTCATCAAGAAGTAATACAGCACCTCTTTCCATTGCCTCAATAACAGGACCATTTTGCCAAACAGTCTGACCATCTCTAAGTCTATAACCGCCAAGCAAATCATCTTCATCAGTTTCAATAGTAATATTGACCCTAATCAATTCTCTATTCTTCTCAGCACAAGCTTGGGTAACACCAAAAGTCTTACCATTACCAGATAAACCAGTAATAAAGATTGGATAAAATTGTCTAGAAGCGATAATAGATTTTATAGAACTATAATCACCAAATGAAACGAATGATTTATCTTTTTTAGGTACAATATCACCTGTTAAAGAACTAACTACATAAGCAGCTTCAGTTTTGATATCTGAATTATCTACTTTAGGTGTAGCAGGTTCATATTGTTCAGCCGCTTGAACTAGTCTAGAAGCGTGAACTTTGGTAACTTCACCTAACGCTGGTAGTTTAAACAGAGCCTTACCAACTTTATTAGCAGGGTCTTTAATCAACCATTGAGGTGCATATTTCAAACCGAAGTCTGAAGCAACATCTCTTAACTGTTTCATAGTCAAAATATGGTCACCGTTGCTATCAGCGTCATATTTTCGCATACAAGCGTCAAGAAATGCCTGTTTATTATTTTTTGTTGTCATAATGTATCTCCATAGTGTTAAATTCAAAATACTGTTCCAGGATAAAGGTTTTTGCAACCTTTGTCAAGCGTTTTTTCGCTTTTTTTACGCTTTTTTTCGCTTTTTTTACGATTTTTTCGCTATTTTTTATCATTTTAAGCAATTTTCTCAATTAAATTATTCATAAACACTCTAGAAGTCAATCTTCCTTTCATACCTTTTTTGAAAGTAGTCAAAATTTGACCTTTAGTAGCTTCTTCATCAAGATTATCAAGATTTAGAGTTTGAATTTTGTTATTCATAGCTAAATGATAGTAGCCATCATAAGAAGGTTTGTTATTTTCAACAAAAACTCTGTCTTTTCTAAATTTTCTATACTCTGTATCAGTAAAATTAGGCGAATTATAACCATATTTTTTAATTTTAGCGTATAAGTAGTAGCCAATGTTAACTGTATCAACTTCATCTTTAATAATTTTTAATAATGTAGAAGTCATATCTAAAGCGTCATCATATCTTGCATTGTAAGATGAATAATAATTAGAAACATATCTTTTATTACCTCTTTTGATAACAGCTTTACTACCTTCTTTACTTTTATACTCACCGTTTTTATCAACAATGTAAGAACCAGAGTTAGCTGCACCATCAGTCATGGTAACAAATATAGTTTTTTCTAATTTGTATTTTTTCTTAAATTCTTTTAGAACATCAATTGATGTTACCAACGCTTCATTTAGTGGTGTAGAATATAAATCTAGATATCTTGGAATATATGAAGTGTAAAGATTATTATCATGACCGCTTCTAGTAGACCATAATTCAAATAATGATTGGTCAATATCTTTAGTTTTCATTTCACTAGATAATAGATTGATAAGACCAAATTTACCAAATGCTAAATCATTAGGATTATTAGACCAAAAATCACCATAGTTGTAATCTCTATCATCATCTTTTGTAAAAGTTTGACCAAATGAATACACTTCAAAAGGAATATTTACTTTTTTACAGAACCAAACTAGATTAGCCATTTGCTCTATAACATCAATAATAATATCATGCATAGAACCAGACCAATCAAGTAGTATAACCATACCGTGATTTTTAGCGTCTGGTAAAATAGTCAATCTTTTAAAGATATCATCTGAGAATTTGTAGTTTTTAAGTTTTAGAGGGTCTAAAATACCAGTCTTATCAGTAGTAGCTCTTTTGTAAGCAGTAGCTGACTTTTTCATTTCAAATTCTTTTACAAGATAGTTAACTGTTTTCATACTATCTTTTTTGAATTTATTAAAATTTGTTTTTGCATTTAGATAACTTTCTTTATCATAAGTAGAACTAGTAGTTAAAAAATGCTTATGAAATGGTTTCATATTTTCTTGGTGTTTTTTCCAATGTAAAACAATATTTTCTAATTTTGGTTTTGCTAAGGTAACATAGTCAAATCCCCTACCATATTTGTCATAATTAACTGTATTACTAACATTTTTTTCAAATTCACTTTGAGTTATTGAAAATGGCTCATCATTATCAGCACCATTTCCTACCATTTCTGAATTACTATTATCTTCATCTGTATTATCACCTTCATCAGGATTATCATCTGATTTTTGATTATCATCTTCATCTTGATTATCATCTTCATCTTGATTATTATCGGAAGAATTATCTTTTTCATCTTGATTTTCATCATCATCAGATTTTTTGTTTTCTAATTTAATATCAGTTTCTTCTAATTTTTGTTCTTGGTCTTTTTTCTCTTGATAATTGATAATGTCTTTTGCAAGAGCAATAACATCATCCATATTTTTTAGATTATCAGTTTTTTCTACATAAGATAATTCATCTTTTGTAAATTGAAGTTTCATTCTTTTAGAAGATTTGAAATACATATTGATTTTGTCAATCAATGATAATTTTTGTAAATCAACATCTTTAAGACCAAAGAAATTATGTTTCATCATCAAGTCAAAACCATTAATATAGTTTTTTGATAGACCTGGATATTTTTTCTGAATAAGTTTATCAATTCTAGCGTCTTCTAGAACATTACAAGCCATTCTTAACTTTTCATCATCACCGATTTTCAACCAAGCGTCCATATCAGTATGTAAGGCATGAGAACACTCATGACCTATAAGCATATCTTGAACATCTTGTGATTTTATCTTAAATCTTGGAAGTGTTAATATACGATTTGCAACATCAAAAGAGGCAGTTTCAACATTGTTGACTTGAACCTCAATATTTTCAGTAGCTAGTAGTTTTGCCAGATACGATTTCTGGTCAATATTAAAATCTGTTTTTTTCATAGTGTTATTTTTCATAATATGTGTCCATATTAAAGGAAAATGAAACCATTGTCAAGCACTTTCTGCCTCTCCAAACCATTGATTTTTATCAGGTTATTAAAAAAGTTCAAAAAAAGTTGTTGATAACCATTCTCATTTACTTCAAATTGTTCATTTTTTGTACAATTTATCATATACTTCGTAGCTTAAAGGAAAACGATTTGTTTGGCAAGCCCCAATTTCAACTTTTTTTCATAAATAGTAATATGCCAGGAATGTCAAGAAAAACAATAGATACAGCAGGAGCGCCTCTTATAACAGGTAGTGCAAATGTTAAATGTAATGGACAAGGTGCCGTTAGAGTAGGTGATACCGTTCAAGCTCACGAAACTGGAGTTCACGCTAGACCTCCACAAATGATAACAGGTTCTTCCACGGTTAGAGTAAATGGTAGTGCCGTCTGTAAAGCAGGTGATACAGCCGCCTGTCTTCATGTAATCACAGGTTCTTCTAATGTAAATGTAGGTTCAGCGTCTAGAGCTGGTATTGGTGCCAGATTTTCTAGTGCTACACAAAGCTTTAATGACCTTCTAATAAAATTTGACCAAAGACTTAGATAAATAATAGTATGGCAAAACAATCAATAGATATAGGTACAACAGCAGGCGATAATACAGGTACTACTCTTAGAGAAGGTGCTACAATTATCAATGACAACTTTTCCGAAATTTATAATGATATTGGAGATGGTTCTACTTTAGCGTCTGCCTCAAAAACTCAAACACTCAGTAATAAAACTATAACAACTGAGGCTAATACTATCACTAATGATGGTAATGTGGTTACCACTTTACAAAAAGTTTATCCTATAGGTTCAATTTATATCAATGCAACAAACAGCACAAATCCTGGTACACTATTAGGTTTTGGTACATGGACGGCTTTTGGTGCTGGTCGTGTGCCTGTAGGTATTAATGATAGTGATTCTGATTTTGATACAGCAGAAGAAACAGGTGGTTCAAAAACACACACACTTACAACAGCTGAATTACCATCACATACACACCAGGTAGGTTCTAATGATTCAGGCACAGGAACAGGTGGCGCCTCTGGTAATATGGAATTTGTTAGGGACGCTGGCACAGGTAATGGTCCTGCCGTAACTTCTAGTTCTACTGGTTCAGGTAATGCTCACACCATTGTGCAACCATATATTGTCGTATATATGTGGAAAAGAACGGCATAATCTAAAAAACTTGTATAAATATTCGTATGCCAGCATACGATAGTACAGGAACAAATAATAGCAATACACAAGTTAAGTCTTATAAAGACCTTGACCTAGATTTTGGTAGAAATGTGGTTACCAATGATGTTAATAAATTAACTGGTGTTGAAGCTGTAAAACGAAGTGTAAGAAATCTAATTCAAACTAATCACTTTGAAAGACCATTTCATCCAGAATTAGGTGGAAATGTAAGAGCTCTTTTATTTGAACCTTTAAATATGTTTACTGCTATGAACTTAGAAAAAAAGATAGCAGAAGTATTACTAAATTTTGAACCTAGAGCTCAAATTAATCAAGTAAGAGCAGAACCTAATGTTGACCAAAACTCATTTTTTGTGTCAATAAATTTTAAGGTTGTAGGCATACCAGGGGTAGTAACCGTAGAAACAATGTTAGAGAGATTAAGATAAAATGGCTACATCAGCAAGTAATAAGTTAGAGGTTTCAGCATTAGATTTTGATGATATAAAGTCTAATATAAAAATATTTTTAGCAAGTCAAAAAGAATTTCAAGATTATGATTTTGAAGGCTCAGGTATGGCAGTATTAATAGACGCTCTTGCATATAATACACACTATCTGGCATTTAACTCTAATATGTTGGTAAATGAAATATTTTTAGAAAGTGCTGATGTTAGAAAAAATATTGTCGCATTAGCAAAAGCATTAGGTTATACGCCAACATCAGCAAAATCA